ATAACATAGACGTTAACTAGCCATTTCTCTGAACGACGAACTGCACTCATACGAGACTTCTCATCTTCAGTACCGGTACGCATTGCACGAAAACGTTCTTCAGAGATAGGGTCACGCTCATTAAAGGTAGTAGGGCTAAGCGCTTGAACGTACTTACCAGTAGCGAATGAATTCCATCCATGAGTATAATGATGGAAGAAAGTCTTAGACGGGTCTTTACTATAAGGCAAGAGACGAATAGTATAAGTATTACCTGCAGTAGTTTTAAGAATCTCAGTATAAAGACCACTGCCCTTATCTTCGTCTTTCGAAAGAGCAGCCTTGATTGATTGAAACATATTAGAATTAAACATAGTTATTATTGTATTAGTTTTTGGTTTTAGAAAATCTCTTAACGAGATAAAATGATTATAGAGTTAGTTAACTAAATTGCAATAGACGGTCTTCAATTATTTTAAAGGCTGATCTAATCACAATTTTTAGTTTAGTTGATCTGATAAAGTTACTTTTAGTTGTATTGTATATATTAAAAAAGTCGTCTACTATAAAATTAATTATTTGCGGTTCTGTAGATTGAATAAGACTGTGAATCTCTAAGCCTTGTAGTATATAGAAATTAATTTTATGATCTCTGAGATGCTGTAATACTATTGGTGTAGTTCCGTTGATGAGGTTTTTGTATTGGTGTAGTGTTAGCTTATTTTCTTTGCAGAACTTATAGATAAATGAGCAAGCTTGTTTGCAGTCGTCAATAGTACTTTCGTGATCTGGATCGGATGTCTCTTTTTGCTTTATATAGTTTGAATAACACTTAATCGCTCGTCTAGTAGTATAGAACTGTAAGTTAAAGTACTCATCGTTGTTGTATATCTCATATGGAGCAAGAAAAAAGTCACTATACTTAATATTATGGTAGTTCGTAAAGAAACTATCTAGCTTTTTTAAGGTTAGTTCCGTAGTAGGATCTATTGAATCAAAGTTTTGTCTGAACTTACAAGGTTGATTCTTGACCTTGCGTGATGTATATAAAAAGGAATTATAAATTTGTTTTTGACTATCACTAATCATATTTCTATCCTAGACTGTGTATTGAGATACTTAGTAACATACTTACTAACAGGTATTAGAGGCTCATAACTTATAAACATTTTAACTATTTCGTATGTCGTATCTACACATAATAACTCCTTTAGTATATTTCTCAATCGTTCTTCTTGTAAAACGATAACAAAAACGTTTTGCATGCTTAGTTTCTTTCCTTTTAGTAAACTGCACAGAGTACAGAACGATAATAGGAGATGCTCTGTCTCATTCTTCATTATATTAGAGGAAGGCGTCTCTATATCAGTGTTTAACTGCATGGTGTAAGTATTTTTGTAAAATTAAGAAATGTTTCTGTAATATATCCTGCTGCAGCGTATTCTTGACCTCCTCCACCACACAATTTGTTAGCTATTACATCTAACTTAGCAGTGCAACCCTTAGATCGCCTAAAGAAGACTTGCTTTGTATCTATGTTAATTAAAATAACAATATCAGAATTGTATTTTTTAAGTAATACTTGTGCCATTTCATTAACAGCAAAAGAGCAACAACAACTAACCACAGAGTAGTCTTTAATCATCCCTCTAAAGCACTCAGTTGTATCTATTTGCTCCTTGAGATACCTTATAAAATATTTTATTGCGTTTTGCTCCTGTATATTAAACTCTCTTAGACCGTCTTGAAAGTTTTCTATAAACTTTTCTACTCGAGGATAGTTATATGAGTTAAAAACTGAGTTTAATTTTATTGGAGTCGGAGTTCTTAGATCATATATATCATAACTATTAATAGCGTCTATTAACTCCTTATGTTGAGGTGTAAAAGCTTGAATTTCACTAATTTTAAATTTATTATAAATTAAATCAGTGGTTGAGGAATGAAGTTGTATGATTGTTTTAGCTTTTTTGAATCGATCCTTGCCCTCTTCAACGAATGTCTTGTGGTGATCAATGATAACAAATTTTTCTGTATCAACTAACTCAGTAATTTCCTTTGGAACGTAAAGATCAGTAATAAACACTTTATCATACCAATCAATATTAGTATACCAACCTTTAAACTCTCCTGCAAAGTCATTAACCTTATCCTTTCTTACCTCCTTAATATCAAAGGTTGTGTATTTGTCTCTATATAGGAATTTTAATAGAAGAGCACTACCAGCTCCATCAAGATCACAATCTGTCCATACACAAATTCTCATTAATATATATTTATTAATGAGATTAATATTTTCAACCGGTGAAAGCAGCTAGACTCTTAAATGATTCATCCTCAAAATCATCTACATCATCAGCTTGAGTAATAGTCAAAGTAGTATAGTCAATTCTCATAGGCTGAGTATGACCTCTCATACCATACCTATTCTTCATCATACCTAACCTAATAATACCTAATTCTCGATCCTCTTCATTCTGATAAATCGAAACAATTACGTCAGCAGTAGCAGCTAGATTGATACTCTCAGAGATAGTCGATAGTTCTGGGTTATCATTACCGAATCCACTACGATTTAACTGCGTACAGCTAATAATAGGACAGTTATAGGTATAACTCATAGCCCTTACCTGCTCAGTCACATGCTTTATTCGTTCATATGAGTTACTACCGATAGTAGAATGTATTAGGTTAAGATAATCTAGTACAATAGCATCAATCTTAACACCACTATCAGTCATCTTCTTAACAAAAGCATTTAACTGATTAGGAGTAATAGTAGATGGTGGAAACTCTTTGATATAAAGGTTACCAGCACCTTGTTGACTGCAGTCTGTAATCGATTGACGTAAGGTATATGCATTAGCTGCTAGATCACGAATAGGAATCTGAGTTAAGTTAGAGCATAACCGTCGCGCATACAGTAGTTCTGACATTTCCAGAGTAATAAGCAGTACATTTTTACCCTGCTTAACCATATTAGAAGCGATATTACCGAGAAAGATAGACTTACCGATATTAGTCTCACCAGCAAACACATATAACGCTCTACCCGACTCTAAAAATCCACCATTTAAGGCTTCATCAAGCCAAGGCCAAGTACTTGGTATAGTACTATTGACAAGACTAAGATCATCAATAATTGTATTGATATTATTAAAGAGATCTAGACCCATATCAGTAACTAGACTGATATTACAAGCTTTTTCAAACTTATCGAGAGCTACAGTAGTATCAACAGTGCCTTTCGCTACATCTTCAGCGATACTAAGCATAGTATGATACACAGCCTTCTCTTTTAGGAAGGTCTCCGTATTAGCATACAGTTCATCCTTATTAAGATTCTTATCTATGTCATTAAATGACTGGACTAGAGTCTTAAACGTAGCTTTAAGCTCATCTGTTACTAGATAAGACTTAATCTCAGTAATAGTAGGTGCTTTCTTCCTCGCATCATTAAACTCCTTAATGATATTGAAGATAGTAGCAATACTTTTAGTTTTAAAGAATTCGGGCTTTACATGATCTACGATAGATGCTAAATATGCAGCGTCAGATAACGCTTTATATATGATAATATGTTCAAAGAAACCTAAATCGAGCTTACTCACTTCTTTATTATAATATGGTTCGTAATGAATGCTATACAGTTAGCTTTTTACCAGCATATTGCTGATATTTTGATAGAAACCACTTTTGACCCTCTAAAAACTCAGGAGTAAACTCTCTAAGTCCTGGTGAAGCGTGAGTTATTAAAATATCACCAACACCAACCCTTAGTTTAGCAAGACTAGCATCTAAACAGAATGAAAGGTCGTACATATGGAACTTAGACGGGCATTTTTCATCGAATGTGACCTTATCAAATACAGTCTTACTTACAGATAGAAAAACTCCATCAGCTAATACTACAGGACTTGGAAAAGCTCCAAAACTAGTCATATGTTTGTTTGTTGCATCGCCATGTGATACAGCTCCTCGAAGATTGCCTCCTTGGAAGCCTCCACCCATAAGATGCCATAGCACCGGTTCTTGAATAGTACATTCTGTTGTACCAGCTACCCCAACAACATCGTACTTCTTATGTAGATCTTGTAGTCGATATAGAAAATCTGTCGATTCAATGATAACATCGTCATGACAGAGTACAACAAAGTCAACATCCTCTTGTTTGCCGAACTGTAAGGCCTTGTTATATAATTTAGCTAATGACTTTTTATTATTCTCTTTAAAGAACCATTTTTCGGTACTGGTATTGAAGAGAAGAGTCTTTTTTTTGCTACCTTTAGTAGCTGAGAATAGAAAGTATTTCATACAAACAAGAAAGGTGATTTAGTTTTAAACTTACCGACTGATTTCCACATATCATAGTTTTCTCCTACTGCAATCCAAGGGTCATAATTTTCAATCATAAGGATTTCACCCTCCTCAAGTAACTTATAGTCTTTGCCAGGTAGAGTTGAGAATGACCCACTACTATGATAGTGTAAAAGTGATCCCTGACGAGCAAGATAGACTGTATTAGTACTTGTATTAACAATACAAAGAGCAAACGTACCTTCAAGAAGTTCTAATACTTTAGTAACTACATCAATAGGTGGCGGCGACTTACCGTCTTCAGTATTACCTGTAGAAAATTCTTGAAGCATGCTAGCTATTACTGATGTATCGACAGGATTAACATTCCATGGAGTATATTCTTTATTAAGACTCTTCCAGTTAGTTAATACACCATTATGCAGTACCATCCAGTTCAATGACTCAAAGGGATGCGAGGTATCTTGCGACCAATTACGTTTAGACGTTGTAGGTGCTTGCATATGACTAATAAAAAAGTCAAATGAGTCATCTATCTTAACCTTATTAAACTCAATAATACCTTCCTGCTTGTGAACATACTGCTTGTCATAGTTATATAAACCTAGTACGCTACTAGCAAATGTTCCTCGCTCGACATTTGCTTCATATAAGACCTCTAACTTAGATAAGGTATTAGCACCGATAATTGCACACATATATACTAATGATAATTGTATTCTAGATATTTTCTACTTAAAAAGCTTAGTTTCAATAAATAATGGTATATGAATTTTAACGATTTAGTTAACCGTTCCCAACTAGTTGGCGAAGCTCGTGTTTCACCTTTTGCAAAGATCAGTCCCGCTTTTGGTGGTGTTACTAAAGATCTACAATCTGCTGGTCTCAGCTCTGCTCCCTACGATACTATTAAGTATATTGGTAATATATTAATCGATCTCAACATTCTTACCGATGAGGAATATGATAGTGCTATTAGAGCTGGTAAAGATTTTAAAAGTAAGCAGTTAGCTATGTTATCTCTTCTAGACCAGAAGAAAGAAGAGATAGTAAGTAGAGGTGATGAGGTTGGCGAAGCTATTAAGAATGGAATCAGCCAATATGTTAAAGGTGTGTCAATAAATCGTGGTGCTGGTCGTTCAGGTGGTCGAGTTGATAAGTACGAAGTTCAGAAGGCAGCTATAGAAATGAAACGCCAAGCCAAGGATTTAGAAAAACAGGCCAAGAGCCCTGAAGCTGCAGCAGCCGTTGAAGTTATTGCTGCTGGTCTTGACGATGCTTCTAAAGCTAAGGTATCAACTGCTCATGAGTCGACTCTTTTACAAGCTTCGATAGCAAGAGTTATTAGAGATATTAGAGCTAGCTTAGGTGAAGAGGGTGTGGATATCGATGAAGGTGCTCTCGAGCAGGTAGAAGATTATGTTGCAAGTAAAATAACAACCCTTGAACAGTTAAAAAGCTTTATCATGAAAATTGCTCGTGAACCTGGTTACGAGCTTATTGCTGCTTATCTTGCTGATGTTATTAAACCAGTTAAAGACGCTATTTCTTCTTCTAAGTTTGAAGATGAAGAGTATGACGCATCCAAAGCAGATGTTGATCTTGATGGAGTAACTAAGCCATGGGAAAAAAGACGAGCTAAGATAAGAGGGTTTACTGAATCCACCACAGCTGAGTACCTTACTGAGCAAGTAAAGAGAGATAAATACAATAAGGCTTCTAATGAAGCCTCGTTATCATTTACTGAGAAATTTAAACCTAAGACCAGTTGGCAGCTACAAGAGTTGCGTAACTACGGTCTATAGGTTAAGCAATCTTTTTACACTCGTGCTTAGCATATAGTATATCGATATGATCTTGTTGGACATATCGAATAGGGTCTTGTAATTTTGCTTGTATAAATCCTGCTAACCTTAAACTACTTGATGGAGTAGTAGCATCTGCAAGACCACTCTTATCATTAGAGTAGCAAGTCCAGGTATCACCGAAAGATACACCCAGTCGTTTACCTTCGAGTATAATCTCCGACTTAGACATATCAATAAGAGGTGCTTCAATCTTAATAAATGTTTCTCGATTAAGATTTAGGACATTATTAATGTTATCAATAAACTCCACGCTACCATCCCAGTAGCCAGCTGCCGAATCGATTTGAGCAGCTCCATACCATACAGTATCTGCTTTCATACTCTCAGCATATGCGCAGCAGATAGATAGAAACATCATATTCCTAAAAGGTACATATGATACAGGTTGTGCATCACCTGCAATTTTATTGATATCAGGATTATCAATAGCTTTATTAGTTAGAGATGAGGTAGGTGAGATATCTTTTATGTAAGTTACATCTAATAGTTTATTTGTAATGATACAACCAGGATATTTTTTTTGTATATCTCTAATTTGCGTCTTAACACAATCGATCTCACGGTTGTGTCTCTGACCGTAATCAAAGGTTACAGTATGTATATGCTTATACCCTCTATCCGCTGCCATATGTAGAAGCACAGTACTGTCTGCTCCTCCTGAAAGTGCTAATACTAATTTATTCATTTGTGCTTTCTGGTTCATCTGTTAATTCTTGGTCTAGTTCTGCTTCCTCGTCTTGTATAGGTTTAGAAGAGTATTTCCACTCTACATTAATTTTTTCTTCTAGTTGAGGTATAAGTACATTCTCCCATAGTTCCTTATCTTTACGGAAGTTACGATAAAATCCTAGCTTCTGACCGTTAGGTAACTGATAAGTTGCTCCTGTCTGTACAATAATATTAAAACCCGTCATTAAGTCAAGTAGACCGTAGTACTTGTTAAGACCATTAGTAAAGGATAGATACATTTCAACCTCTAAGTACTGTTTAATAAAGCGATTCTTACGAGTTAGTGCTCGTAAGATAATACCTGAGTAGCTTTTCTGACCAACCGTCAAGCTACTATCTGTAGTCTTACCTCCGTCATCTTTCAAAGGCTTACGAGCGATCTGAACAGTCACTGATGGTAGATAAATTACTGACTTACCACCGGGCATATTCTTTTCAATACTAGGAAATAGCTCAGCAGGATTATCGTACACATGAGATGTAGCAATAACTGTAGTACGAGTATAGGCTCCAAGATTAGTTAGAGTTTGCATTAAGCTCTTCATCGCGCGCGCTTTACTACCCATATCAGAACTCGTATTGTCCTTATCCATTCGTTTATACTCTAACTCAGACTGCAAGTTACTTAACGAGTCAACAGCAATTACGAATTGACCTTCAAGTTTCTTCTCTTCGACCTTTGTTAAGAAGTTAAAAATAGCATTGCGAGTCTGTTCGATTGTCTTACAAGGTACATACTTAACTTTAGTAATATCTAGACCTGCAGCAGTAGCACTATCTGGATCAACAGCATTTTCAGAGTCAAAGATAACTACAGTCTTACCACCTTTTTGAGCATTAGCTAATACCCTGAGCAAGAATCCTGTCTTAAAGGTTTGTGATTCACCAGCAAGTACAGTTACACGTCCCATGGGAATACCTTTATAGCAAGATCCAGAAATAATTGCATTCAGAGCATACGACCCAGTATCAATCCAGCTATCAACTTGACTAAGAGTACTCTTATCTAGATAAGTAGCGTAAGGATTAATTTCATCTAAGCTGTCTAATGCGCTTTTAATATCTTTTTCCATACGTCATTATAATGTATCAGAGAATTAAATCAATAAAAAACGCCTAATGATATT